TGTATCCGCTGTTCGTCCTGCCGGAACACGCCTTAAGACATTCGGAGGACGTGCCAGTGGGCCAGAACCACTTGTCGATCTATTCAAGTATGTCGTCAACAAATTCAAAGGTGCTGTGGGGCGTAAGCTGCATACAATCGAATGTCATGACCTCCTGTGTAAGATCGGGGAAGTTGTTGTCGTTGGTGGAGTGCGCCGTAGTGCCATGATCTCTTTGTCTGACCTTAATGATGACCGTATGGCACACGCTAAGGCAGGCAACTGGTGGGACGGTAACGGTCAACGAGCACTGGCAAATAACTCTGCTGTCTATGATCGTAAGCCAGATGTAGGACAATTCATGAGGGAATGGAGCAACATCTATGAAAGCCATTCAGGTGAGCGTGGCATTTTTAACCGCTATGCGTCAGAGCTTCAAGCAGGTAAGAATCAACGCAGGCAGGTTAATAAAGAGTGGGGTACGAATCCTTGCAGTGAAATTATTCTACGTCCTTATCAGTTTTGTAACCTATCTAGCGTTGTTGTTCGTAGTACTGATGATATGGATAGACTCCGCAATAAGGTTCGTATTGCGACCATTCTTGGGACTTTTCAATCGACGATGACTAACTTCCCGTACCTGCGGAAGATCTGGCAGACAAACACTGAAGAAGAGCGTTTGCTTGGTGTTTCAATGACCGGTATTCTTGATAATGCTCTGTTGAATAACGCCTACGATGCCGAGCTTCCGAAAAGACTCAATGAGCTAAAACAAGTAGCGATTGACACCAATGCTGCGCTGGCGGCTGAACTAGGGATTCCTGTGTCTGCTGCTATCACCTGCGTTAAGCCTGAAGGTACGGTATCTCAGTTGACAGGAACCGCTAGCGGTATTCATCCACAGCATAGTCAATATTATATTCGCCGTGTACGGTCAGACAATAAAGATCCGTTGACTAACTTCCTAAAAGCTCAAGGATTCCCATCAGAGCCTTGCGTCATGAAGCCTGATTCGACCACTGTGTTTAGCTTTCCACAGAAGGTGGGCGCTGGCGCTAAACTCAGGGAAGAACTCTCTGCTATTGAGCATTTGGAGCTGTGGCTGACCTTCCAGCGTCACTGGTGTGAGCATAAGCCTTCAGTGACCATCTCTGTGAACGAAGCAGAGTGGCCCAAGGTAGGCGCATGGACGTGGGAGAACTTTGATGAGATCACAGGGGTGTCATACCTGCCCTACGATGGTGGAACGTACAAGCAAGCTCCCTATGAGGAAATAAACGCAGAACAGTATGAGACACTGCTGGCTGCTATGCCTAAAACAATTGATTGGGAAAACTTTATAGAAAGAACCGACAATGTGGAAGGAGCACAGATGCTTTCCTGTACAGCCGGGGCTTGTGAGGTAGCTTTTTGATGATTACAATTAACTATACATGGGTCTGTGGTCTTGTGTTTGGTCTTGAATCAGACATGGTTGCCTGCTATGATGAAGATGAGGATGATATGGAGGAAAGACCTATATGGTATCTTCATCTAGGTATCATAACGCTATACGTGATCTTTTAAAACAACTAAGCCCTCATAAGAGGGCTTTTTTATTAGCTTAAAAATAATCGTTGTTCATCTATTCGTCTGTTTTGTAATCCTTTTAAGATCTTACCTCCAGCCATACAATACTTTAGCAATTCCTCAGACGCTGGGAGGACTTCCCCACGATTAAGTTTAGTTCTAAGCGTTGATCTCTGTAGTGTTCCAAGCCCAACATTGAAGCTGAAAGACACCAAGGCATCAAACATTCCCTGAGTGAGCTGAACCGTTATGAGTTTATCCACGCCGGTCTCAAATCTCTTTAAATCACTCATCAGTATCTTATCTACCTCTTCTTTACTGTAAGTTCTGTTATCTTCTGGCTTAAGCCCAAAAGAGTTTCTCTCAGCAAGTGGAATCTTTCCCTGTTCAGGATACATTACATGGCCCACACCAATAGTCCAGAGCAGAGCCGGACACCTGTAAGGCTTATATCTTACCCCTTCATGATGTTTTATCATCTCAATTGCTTTAGCACTTACATTCATACGTATACATCTACATGATTCATTGTAATATTATGACCATTCTTTTGATCTTTACCAAGGTATGCTTCTCTTGCTTGAGCAACACAATCAGCCTGTAATTCTTTAGCTCTGCTGGCTTCAATGTCTACCAGCTTACGCATAGTTTTTAAATATTCACAATGCTGAATATAAGCCTGCTCTGTTACTCTCTGTGCGTTAATGAAGTGATAGGATGCTCTAGCGGCATCATTAACTTTCATTTACCAAAAGCCCGACCACCAAAGTGGAACGCTATAATCGAAGCAAAGAGAATCTGTGTCTCATCATCCCATAGTTGTTCTGCCAGCTCTAGGAAAGAAACATCAGCAGATAGTCCTTTGTAGATCAATGCACCATCAATGATACACAGTAAGCCAAAGAATCCATAAGTGATCACAGGACGCACACTTGCACGAAGATTCTTCATCCACTGAGAAGTTCCCTCATTCAACGAAGTATCGTGAGCATAAATAGCTTGCATCTCTGCTTGCTGTGCGGAGATTAGGGCTGTTTTCTCCGCAGATTTAGTCTCAATCTCAAGCTGCTGTGTATGAATCTGTTCTACACGCTCTTGTGACTCAAAGCCCAGCTTACGCAATTCCAGTTCTTTATTGATCTGTAACTGGGCAAGCTCAAGCTCATGAGCCTTATCAGAACGGTCTTGGAAGAAATCCAAAATCTTTGGAATACCTCCCATGAGGAACGATACAATGGTGGATAGTAGTGTGTACATGATTGTTCCTTATGGTGAGATGCCTAGTGTTCCGCCAAGCAATCCGCCAGTAGTCATATCTGGACGAATAGGAGGAAGATTTCCAGAAAGCATTCCACTAATTGTTTTTTCTGCTGCGCCTCGGCGTAAAACACCTTGTAGCTTATCAGCAGCCATTCCGGTAATCGCCAAAGGAATAGCTACTTCTGGTTTAGCCGCTGCCCCGCCTGCTGTAGCGATTGCTGCCATTTTGCTTCTTTCTGGATTAAACTGACCAATAAAAGACAGCAAAGAATCAACAGCTCCTCCATTAGCAACTGCACGGATTGCGTTTCGTTCTTGTTCCGAAAAAAGTTTCATTTTATTTTGATTAGCTGCAAGGTTTACAAATCCTCTACGGATTAGCTCACTCTCAGATGCTTTTGGATCTAAGGCTTTAGCGTCAGCAATATTAAGAATATTCTCCAGCATACTGGCACGAGACATATTTCTCCAGTCTTTTCTTGCTGATGCTAATGCTTTCATAGCATCGTCTAAATTTTGAATACCAGATGCAAAATTCATAGGATCTGGCTTTAAATTAGCTAAATGATTATCTATGTCTGAAACCATGTTTGATCCTATCTTTCTAAGCGTAGCATCCGATGATCCACGCAAAGTAGTATTAATCATGGTACGCAATTGACTAATATCTTCTAAACTAGTTTTACCATCTTCTATAGATTTTCTTAGTTTTTCTATAACACCATTTGCAGAAGGATTTACTTCTTTTGAAATTAAAAATCCTTGGTTTTCAAGATTATTAGAAATATCATCTACCATAGACATGGCGTTATTTTTACTAAGTTTAACGCCTAAATCACTGACTTCAGTGTATTTCTGTTGTGCTCTTTGCTTGACTTGATCCATTGTCATGGTAGGTGCTTTATTGGCCCTATCCAACAAAGAATTTACACCTTTACTGGTAGCTCCTCCAACCATTCCAGACACACCAATACCCGCAAGTATTGCTGCTAGATCAGAACCTGTATAATCTTTAATGGCTTCAGCAGTAGGCTGCCCCGCTGTAGCACCTACGCCTGCTGATACTGTTTGCCCTAAAAAATTTTCAGTCAATGCTGTAGCTGCTGGGGTAAGTTTATGAGCTATTAATGACAATACCCCTGTTCCTGTCATGGCTTGCACCCCTGCTTGGGCAGCTCTTTCTGCTGTTGTTTCTGCTTCTGGCAGGCCAAGAGATGTTAATGTTCTTTTTTGTGCCTCATGGAAAGAAGGCATTTGCATCTTTTCAGGGGCAAACAAATTATATAATCCTCTAATACCTTCTAATACGGTAGTTGGAATGGAATATAAACCTTCATAAGCCCCCCTAGCAGTAAGCCCTACTTGTCTTCCAAGTTTCTCAACAGTGGTTCTAGGTGTTCCTAGATATTGATTTGGATCAAAAGTAGCTTCTTCTTGAGGCTGTTGTTGAGCATTAGATAAATAAGAATCCGGATCAAAAGTAGGCATTATTGTACTCCAAGTTTCTGTTTAATTTGGGCTGCTCTCGGATCTCTAGGGTTTGCATTTGCCCATTCTAATGCTTGTTGGTCTACCGATGATAGTTGAGGTTTAGCAAAGTTGCTAGAAGCTGCTTGTAATGGCATATAGTTCTGACTAAAATCAAAAGTATTTAGTTGTCCATACTGGTTAGCATGGGCGTTCATCTTTTGATAAGCATTAATCTTGCCTGTTTGAATTTCTTTTAATTTTTGAATTAACTCTGATCTTGCCAATGGACTATTAGTCAGTTGAGGAATACGTGCTTCAATAAATTTCCTGTCCGAATCTGAAATTTGTGCGCCAAGACGACCATTTAGTTCGTTCATAACAAGATCTTTTGCACCTTTGTCATAAATTTCACTGTTTGCAAGTGTTCTAACTTGCTCTTTTCCTAACAAACCAATAGAATTAAGAAAATTAGAAGCTCCTAAAGCTGTCATAGCTAAAGGCCCAGAATATAGTTGTCCTGTATTTGATAGTTTTTCTAGGTTATTAAGTGAAACAAGTTGTGCTTGTGCCCCTTGTGCATTTGTAGATGCCGCATCCAACGATTTTGCTTGTAGTTCTCCACGGGTTTTAGCAAAAGCCGTTTCCTGTGCCGGTGGGCGCATTGCTGCATTTCTAGCAACGGCTTCCTTTAATAGATAATCATTAATTTTTTGTGCTTCTTCAGGTGTATAGTCTGAGTATTTAGGTTTTGCGTCAATAGTCAAAGCACGAGCAGCTCCTAACCAGTCAGGGGGTGGTTTACTCATTTTATCTAGCTCAACTAGATCACTTAGATTACCAGAGTTTGCATACAGAGCTACAGATTCTGGTGTATATTTACCTGTCTTAGAAATCTCAAATGCTTTTTTAGTTATTGGTGTTAGATAAGATTCTAATAGTGCTGGATTCTTAGCAATAGCTATTGCTTGGTCTTTATCCAGCCTAAACTGACTCATTAAAGTTTGAACAGTACTGTTTGTAGCAATAATATCTTGATTTTGTTTTGTTATTTCACCGCTTATTTTTACAGTTTCAGCCTGTGTCTTAGCCCTATCTGTGATTGCTTTAGCAACATCCGAGCTTCTCAAAGCCAATGCGCTTGCTCCCTGAATATCTCCCATAGCCATAGCATCACGAGAGGCTTTAGCCAAAGAAGCGGGATCATTAGGATCAAGTCCTTGCATTAGTTGCTGACGCTGACGTACCATTCTCAACTGTGGATCTTCTGCTCCTAGGAGAGAACCAATAGCACCGCCAAGACGATTACCGGCGAGAGACATACCATAAGATATTCTTTGTTCAGGTGTTAGTTCCGCATACTTTAGTGCCTGCGCTTGCATAGCAGCCTCTCGTTGCATCTGAAGCTGCTCTGGAGTTACTCCAAAAAGTCCTCCAACAATATCTGTTGTTGCCATTTATTTCTCCTTTTTTAGGTGTAACCAAACTTTTCGGCCATTTGATCATATATTCCGGGAGTCTCCCAAAAGCTGGGATCAGCGTATGTTCCCTGCGTTCCAAAGCCTCCATAATTAAGCTGATTTGGCACAGCAGTACCGCCACCTCCTAGCCATTTTCCAACACCTGTAGCAAACTGTTGGTTGTTTCCTAGACCTGAAAACAAACCAGCCCAAGGATTAATTTGATTTCCTGCCTGTGCTGTCTGTGCTGCACCTAGGCCCCCCAACAACAAACTTCGTCCAACATTAGCGCCTGCCGTAGATGTTTTAGCCCCAAGTGCAGAACCAATATCCAATGCTTGTTGTCCAAGCCCTTCAACCGTCTGTGCTCCGCCTAGTGCTGTTGTAAACGGTGTCAATGCTGCTGACTGACCGCCATACATCTGACCCAGCAATCCTGCTCCTTGTCCAAACAAACCAGTACCAAAAGCAACTTGTTGTTGTCCTGCCTGTTGAGCTTGTGCCGCTAGTTGAAGATCCTGCATTGCTCTGGCGTTTGCCAATGCTTGCATTTCTGGGTTAGACATAGAAAGATTACCGCCTTGAGCCACTTGAAGACCTGTGCGTCCTGTAGCTGCTAGTTGGCTCATCAATCGTGCGCTTTCTTGTTCTCTTCCCGGAGCCAACAGAGCTTGCTGCTTTGACATATAATCTTGAGCAACCTGTTCTGGTGACTGAGCAAGATATTGGCTACCTAGACCAAACAAGCCTTGCGCTGCTGTTCCCAATGGAGCATACGCCTGTGGGGCAGCTTGAGCTTGTGCTAGACCTTGTTGAGCTAGTCCCAGCAAACCTTGCTGGTATGCCTGCATCTCTGGCGTAAGCGTATAACCAGCACTTTGTAGATACCCTTCTGGGGACATCTGGAAGTTACTTTGTCCAAACGCTGTAGTTACTCCTACAGGCCTAAACTTAGCAGCTTCAGCCGCTAGTCTAGATGCCTCTAGCTGTGCTCGTGCAGATTCTTGTGCGGCTGATTTTGCAGCATTTGCTTGCATCACGCCGCCTAGTAAAGACGCTCCTCCTGCTATTGCTCCACCAATCCAAGGCATATTAATTCTCCTTAATTAAAACTTGATCCACTTTTGACGGATCTTTTTCGTCTGTGGAATGAATACAATACCAAACACAATCTGTTAGTGCTTTTACTGCATGATTTTCATTGGCTGGTATATCCAGACAAGCAGGAGCCTCAACAATCTTAGTTTTATCGTCTTTTACAACAATTGCTTTACCTTTAGCAAGAATACCAAAATGAGCATAAGTATGCTTATGTTGCATTACCATCATTCCTTCAGTAATATGTATTTCTTTAGCGTATAAACCATCAGAGAAATGATGTGTTGTTAGTTCGTCAATCATTATGCTGTCCGGTTCCACATATAAACAACCACATAAGGCTGAAGGTTGGCATTAGTGCCTGACGAGCCTGTGGATGAAATAGATGTTGAAACGCCAATACCAGTAGTAGCTGAATTTGTATAAGCTGTATACGCACCACCAAATGCTGAATTATTTGGAGGCAATACACCACCTTGAATATCATCTATAGAGATGGCATATGTTCTAACATTACTGATGCCATGAAGGTGTCCGGGATCGCTAACTGAAGAAGTGGCTGTGTGCGTGTGGCTAACTACAGCAGCATCGGCAGAACCGCCCGTGGCCCCGGCTGTAAATCCACTACCATCACCA